CCGCTGGGACTTTCGTCCCCCCGTTAGAAGCCTATGGCTTCCAACGTCTCGTATATAGTTCGTAGCCGGAGTTTCCTCCGGCTCGAACTTTCCTTAGTTTGATGTCGACGACTAAGGGACGTCCAGAATGGGTCAGGTGCTTGTTGTCCTCAATAGGGTTTTCACCCTTCTTGAGAAGCACCTTAAGAAGTGCCGGGTAACCATCGATTGAATTCTTTGGTATCCGGGGGATAGAAACATAGGCCTTTACCAAAGGTCTCTGTTCGTCTCCGTGGCGGTGACTGACGGAATAACCGTCGTCAAAGTCCCACTTCCCGAGAACTCCGCTATCCCTAGTAACATAAGGGAAAACGGGGAGGATCTTCGCAATGCGATGATCCAACCATTCTACGGTCTCAAAGTAGCACAGCTCAAAGAGCTGGTTACGGAGAGATACCATAGAAACGAGTTCTGATCCATCCTCCCGTGATTGAGGAAACAGTTCACGTACTCGGGCAACCCCAACGGGGTACCCGGCGTAAAAGTCTCCACCACAAGACTCTCTGAACCTTCCGGTCCAGAAAGACTTGCGCCTGTTTACTACAGCACCAAAATGCTCTAGTGTGGCAATCACGGATTCCACGTATTCTACGGGGACGACAATGTCGTCTCCATAGATGCGCACTTTCCCAAACAGACTAGTTACGTCTGCTTGGGAGAGAGGGCGGTTGAGCTCTTTCTCTATCCCTAGGAAAACAAGGGTGCAAAACACCATTGCTTCTAGGGGGAAGGTAAGAGCTGAACCCATAGACGCGTATTTGGCAAGACGAATAATCTTGCCTTTTACATCAGCCTTACGGGTTCTGACGACTTGGGTCGCCTCACTGATGTGAGGAAACCGGTCGAACAGAGCCAGAACTAGCTGATTGGAGACGCGATCTGATGCCTCTTTGAGGTCAAGAGTCGCCAACCTTCCGGTTGCCGATCCTTCTCTAGCCAGCTCTTGGTTAGGGAGCTGACTATCGAAGCAGATCAAGTTCCTTGCATTAATATCTGCTCGGAACTCTTCCTTCATCATCCCCAGAATAGCCTGTTGCATGAACATCATGCACGTAGGTTCTTCTGCGATAATGCGAGGCGCCTTCAGCGTTTTAGGAACGTCAATGACCTTTGCGGGCCATTCACGTCCGGGTTCGCGGAAATCCACATGGTCCTGCACCCAGTCAAACCGGGTGTAGCTGGGAGAAGCCCATTCCAGGTAAGGAAAGACTTCTTCCATCCGAAGCGTCCACTCTTTTAGGGTGAACTTCTGATTGCCGATGAGGCGGTCAGCTGATGCTCCGGGGCCATGCGCTGGTGTCAACTCTCCGTCGTAGATCCTTCGATCGAGACGGGAATTGAGGCTCCTCCAGAGGAGATGAGCCACACGCCCATAGTCCATGAGATCATGAGACTTACGAGCGCGATCACCAGCACGGACGTCCAACTCACACTCGAGGTACGCGTCGTACGATGCCTGGATTCGTTCACTTGAACACTCCAATTCGATCTTACCAAACGCCATTGTTACCTGGCGAATGGCACGGATCGCATCAATCGACACGGAATCGAGCAACTGCCCACTCCCACGATCAAACACGCGTTCCATAAGCCCACCTAGAAATCTGGGGAGCTTACCATGTTTGGCGAAACCGTCAAACATGCCAGGGGATACCTTCTCTTCGGCCAATGCTTTTTGGAAGTCATTGGCGAAGTTTGGTAGGGAAATCGTCAAAAAAGACATTCCCTCGTGGTTGAATCTTTCTTGGATTGTTTTAAGATCCAAGTGGGTGCTAGTGTGACATCTGATCTCTACATCACGTAGGATCATCTGTAGGAACACTATCTGGCTTTTCATTAATCCCTTTCTAGGTGATTAATCCATAGCCATGCGTCTGATATTCCGGAGCAGAAAGAGTTGTTAGCTCTCTCCGCCGAGGACCTTGGTCAGAACTGCATCCGAGGACGCGGTCATAAGGGTAATAAGCCCCTTGGCCTTGTCCTTGATTGATGCCAGCGACAGACCGACGTTAGGCCGCACGATAACCAGGTAAACCTGGGTATCAAGTTCCAGGTTTACACCTGTAACCAGCGGATTGGCGACGGTATCGATCGTGTCCAGACGAATGACGCTTCGCGTCTTCGCCTTCCCGTTCGGAGCGTGGGCCACCGTAAGTTTGGTGAGCCCATCGTCCGACGAGTAAATGGACGTACGACCATCGCGGCTGATACTCGGGAGCGACTTAGCAACCGAGTTCAGAGTGATAGACTGAGGGTCAGACAGCATAGCGGGTATTCCTTACATGATAAGTAACGCCTTTTGGGCGCGTACTATTATTTGAGCCCTCGACTTATGCCGAGAGCACCGAGGATGGCCCATTGGTGATCTGTGAAATCCAGATCAGGGTTTAAGCCAAACCCGAAGGGTGATGCCTTGACTCTCATCTTGCGATGATAGTCTCGGTGGACATGCAATGAGGGTCCTGGGATGTAGCCATTGTTTCCTTTGGCCCACCACAGGAGTGCTGAAGTATCTTCCGATATTTCAACAGACCTCATCACATATCCATATTGCATCACAAGGTCGTCAGCTATCCGGGCAGAAATATTCCCGGCAATGTCCCCAATATTGAGGAACCAGTCTGACAACCAAGTCCACGGCGCGAGATTCCAGAGAACTTCTGGATCCAAGCGAGTCCCCAACAGGAGATTCGCTTGGTGTTCAATCTCTTGCAAGTGTGCCAGCGCTCCCTGGTAATCAGGATAGTAAAACCTGAATCCACCAGAGAAGTAACTTTTGGTTACAGTACGCCTTACCACTTGTGCCGGAAAACCTTGATTGGCACGTGTACGGACCAGGGTAGTTGAGAGAACTCCCGGGTCAAGCTCGTACGCTGCAGTATTCCCTACTAAGGAAACTGTGTCAATCTTGTCTTCTAACAAGCGTCTACGCCTAATCAATCTACCAACTTCTCGCTCGTGCTGCTCAAGGAGCGCACGAGAGTTGGCTGCTGTTTGCGCTAAAGCTTGGATGTCTTTTAGTAGAGGCACCCAACCAAATTGCGCATTAAGATACTCGTTACCACCGTTACGGAAAACATCCTTAACGGTACGAGATCTAGCAATGAGTGAACCGAGTGCAGATGGAATACCATCCTTCTTCAACTCACCCAATGCAACAGCGAGATCTACCCCAGGCTTACTGGGAGCGGCCCGATTAATACCGGTGCCGCCTAGGCCAAACATGATAAGCTTCTCATCCTGAATTTCAGAATCAGAAGCAAGCGCCATGGGATTTGTAGTCCCAGCAAACCAAGTGGGACCAACCCACCCTACAGTGTAGGGTAGAAAGTTGGCAACATCTTGGTGAGAAGCTCTCCATAAAGAAGAGCTCATTGACGCTTTTTCCGTCATGAAGTTAGAACCCCAGTCCTGTAGCGACATGAACTCTTGCCATTTCGCTGACGGAACAGACCTCTTTCCCCGAAGGTAAAGAGGCCAGCCCGTATTCGTGGACTCCGTTTTCTGTACAAAGTCGTCTCTCGACGCCGTTGCATAGACCGGAGGTCCACCTTGGGACCGGTTGCTTGTTGTGGTCACAGAAGTATTTCGCTTCTTGATCACCTGGACTTCCTTCCCTACAGAATCTGTTTAGGCTGCACGAACACAGCCATGCAGATGTGCACAAAGCACCGGGTGCCCCCTCG